AAATAATAATAGTCCTGAGTTAACTTCTATACCATCAAATAATGTTGTTGGAAAAGTAGAACTAGCCTGGATATCTATAGGGTCAGCTGTAGATTCTGACATTGCAGTTGTACTAAAGAAATTAAAAAAGTCATTAGTTTTTGACAATATAACATTGCCTTTACTTAATACGACTAATCTATTTCTAAAGAATAACATTTTTTCTAATGTACTTCCTATGAAACTAGGGACTGGGTTTGTGTTGTCATCCCCAACATCACGTAGACTATAGTCAATTGTTTGTACACGAAATCTACCTTGTGGATATGTGTTGCCAGCTTCTTCTCTAACAATCTTTACAGGCATTGTATCTTTATTTATTTCTATTTCTATGCCAGGAGCTGGGCATTCTTCCCATACACCTTCACCAAAAAAATTACCACTAGTGCCAGCGTTAGATTGTTTAAATTTTAGAAAAAAATCATCATCATCATCACCGCTATTTACAATTTTAACTACATAATTATGTCTGCAATTAGTAGGTAGTTCTGCAATAGAGTTAGCTTCATTAGTTATAATATTCATTAACTGTGGTTCAGGAGTACTTACTGCAAATGGTGTACTTCTTGTTAAGTGTAAACAGTTACCAGTTATAGTTGCTGTAATATTTGTATTAGAAATAGCGTCTAGTGCAGTTTTCATATCACCTAATATACCCGCAGCTGTTACAGCTTCATCAGCACTAGAAGAGGTAGCAGCTGGACGTACAGCAGCAATATTTGCAGAACTTTTTATTGTGACATGTGATTTTATTTCAACAGTACCTGTACCACCTTTTTCAGTTGTATATGAGTGTGTTTGTCCAGCGGTATAGCCCTCTCCACCAAATTGCAATTTTGCAAATGGTTGATATGAATCGTTATATTGAGGTCCATTAGAACTATCGCCAATATTATTAGGATCGACAACAGGTGCACATCTTACGTCTATTTCATATCTTAAATTTTTTGTGCCAGAAGCAGTAGATATTATTACTTCTCTTCCCATAGCTTTACACGATCCATCATTTGCTCCATTTGTCTCGGTAAAATCAGCTCTTGCAGCTATTGAAGTTGCACGAGTTTCTGTTAATGGCGTACCAGGATTAGATGGATCATATATGTTTAAGGCGTATTGTTTACCATAGGATATTGTTTTTAATTCTATTATTGCTTCATTAACTAATTGAGGTGAACCGTCACCAGTTACATTGCCATTTGAATCTAAAACAGGTTTCATTGATGTAACCTTTTTTCTATTAGTGAAAAAAGTTTGCTCGTTTAGTGTAAGTGCCTGTATGTCTGTAGACTCAGTCCACCCAGATAAATATGTTTGTGTATTGTTACTTACATTAGGTAACCCATTAGCATCATTATCTTTGTAAATTATTAAATTAGTTCCTTCACCATTATTATCATGGTATGAAAAACCATCCCTAGTTCTCCATATTTGTAAAACACCAGATGTATTTACACAACCTATATACTGATTATTTTCATCTGTATAAATGTGAAACCAACTTAATGTGCCACTGTTTGGTGTAATTTTTTTTATTAATTTACTGCCAGGTCTTTTAACACACCCTAGAGTTACATCAGGTATAGCATTTACTAAATCTTTAACTTGTCCTGGTAGTTTTAATTCATCTGGTTGTTCTGATATACCTAAAATATAGTTAGGTATTTGTTGTGTAACTGTAGACATTATCTCTGCAATGCTTTAAATGGTTTGTATGTTGAATAATGTGTGTTATGTCCAAAACCTAACATATTATAATCACCTTGATTACATTCATATTCCATACATGCAGCTCTAGCCATTTGTTCTTGTGTAGCTATTAATTGCACAAGTTGTGCGTTTGTAATCATTTGTGTGGCTGCTCTTCCAGCTGCCTTATACGTTATGTATCTTTTATACACAGAAGGTAAATCATCAAATTCAAAAAGATATACAACATTTAACAAAATGTCATTTTCAAATTCATATGTATGATTTACTTTATCATATAATTTTCCTTGTCTTCTAACTAAATCTATAGTTTTATCTTCAGGATTTTCTGAATCAATTCTTAAAACATTAGTAGGTATTTCGATATGTTTTGTTGTTGCATCTGGACTAAACTTAACATGATCTTCTCTGTTAAAAGACCATCCTTCATTTTGTATATCACTATTACATTCTTTTAATATTTGAAATATAAGTGCTATCTCTGGGTTTTCGAAAGTGTTTGCAACTTCTGAAGCTGTATTAGTTACGTTTGTAGTTAGTGTACCTAATGTTGTTACTGGAGATTGACCGATAGCTCCCAGTATTGTATTTACAGCGGAGAGTTCTGTCTCGGTATCTATTGTTGTGGGAGTTGTCATATAAATAAAAAAGGGGAGCCGAAACTCCCGTAAATGTATAAATTTAGAATGCAGCAGCACCTGAAGTGGTTGCACCGTTTGCGTTAGATGTTGGGTCAGCACCAACAATAAGCTCAACAGCAGCAGCTGGGTTTAAGTAGTCTGCACCCATAGCCATGCGACCTAAGATCACATCACCTTGGTAGATTACAGAAACGTCACCGTTTGTTACTTGAACTTGTGGTCCGATTGCTTCAACAACACCAGCAGCTTCTTTCTGGAAAATAAGTCCGCAAGATTTGCCGAACTCTGTTTCTTCTCCATACTCGTTATTGATACCAGCTACGTCATTAGCAGCGTCATCTAGGTCTGGTCCAATGAAACTACCTAAGTTTCCAGGTGAAGTTTCGCCTGTTGTACCACCATACTTAACACCTGTTTTGCCAAGGAAAGGTATATTCATTGACTTATAGATGTGTATGCCAGCAATTTCAATAACACCAGATCCACCTTGTAATGCATCACCCTGTACATCTCTGTTAACAAGTCCATTAGACCCTACATTTTGTATGAGGGAATAATATTGCCTTGGAGATAATACCGCGCATCTTCCGTCAGAGCTGACTCCTTTTTCGTCAAGAGCAGCAGCTGCATCATAAAATGCGTTTACTAGGTCTGAAGCAGAATAAGCATCAGATTCGTTAGAACCAGATCCAACTCTAATTTGTGTTCCACCAGGCTCTACAAAACTTGTTGCAGATACTGGAGATGCAGCTCTAGCTCCACGTGTAATAGCACGGAAGATAAGTCTGTCATATTTTTCAGCAAGAGCATATCCAATCTTCTTGGAAATTTCACCCCTCAATTCGTAATGTGCAAGTGTCTCATCCAAATCGTACACAAAAGCACTACTAATGAGTAAATCATCCATTACGATGGTCTTCTCTGCCACTGGAGGTGCCTTGTCACTGTTTCCAAGTATGGGAGTACCTGGTGTGTGAAAAGAACTGCTCATGCGTCCAGTATAGATGAACTGTAGAGATTTGCCATTTCTTAGTGTTCTCTTAGTTACAAGATCTCTAGCAATTGTTTCATGCTGGAATCCTTTGAACATTTCTCCACTGAACAATTTAAGGTAAAGGGCGTACTTATCGGTAGCACCACCATACCCTGTGCCTGTAGATAGATTCGATCTACCTAAAGCAACTTGATTAGCATTAGCCATTTTTTAGTTATAAAATCTAAGGTATAAATAATCGTCTTCACATGTGAAAAGTTGCGAGTCTTATGCGACTCATTTGTTGCGTGGTCTATCCCACCGTCATGACGGCTAGTGAGTATCCTCGTAAGGGTCAAAAGCCAAACTGAAAGAGAGTCCGACTCTGAGGTGCTCTCTTTCTTTGTTGTTACTTAACTATTCTAGTGTAAGCAACGCCACGATATACGTAAGTTACTGTCATGAGTAATCTCCCATATACCTAGACCCCGTTCCATGTCTAGGTTTCATGCGTCCTATAACAGGATGAACGGACGTGGCATTTATTTTTCTTTTTTAATATAGCGTCCTTTATCATCACGCTTTTTTTTTACTGGCTTTTCTGCAACTATTGGCATATTTTTTCTACCTGTAGTTGTTGATTTCCAGTGTCTAGCATTTTCAGTCATTTTAAAACGAAGGATCTCCTTCTGGTTCTTTATACACAGGAATCTTTTCTTGTCTATATTTTTCTAATATCTCCTCTACTTGCTTTTGTAGTTTAGCAACTTCAAAATCATGTTCTGGTGTAGGTTTTGTATTAGACATAAAGATTACTTCTTAGTTTTTCTCTTTGCACCTTTAGCAGTTTTAGCTGCTCTTCTAAAGTTAGCAGCAGTAGGTGCCCCCGCAGTTCCAGGCTTTCTCATTTTTTCGCCTGAACCAGCAGCTATTCTTTTTCTCTTTGCATGTATATTTGCATAGAGTCCACGTTTAGCGGGCATTTTTTTTTCCTCCTTTTTTCATGCCTCCTTTACAGGAGCCTTTACCTTTGTGTGCCATTTAACATTTCCATTTGCGAAGGGCTAAAGCCTTACGTGTAGGCTTGCCGTTTGGTTTCTTCATAGGACCTTTTACACCTTTCATGCGAGCACAAAATGATCTCTTTCTAGGTCCACCTCCTGGCTGGGGTGCTTTCAAATTACTACCAGTTTCTCTGTTGTATTTTTCTCTACCAGCTTTTGTAAGGCCGCCAGTTCTACTTTTATGTTTACCTAGTTTTAGTCTTACGTTTTTTCTTGGCATTTGACTTCATTGCTCTAAGTTTTGCTAGATCGTCTGCACCAATCTTTTTTCTATTACCAGCTAAAGATGCCAAACCTTTTTGTTTTGCAGAGTATTTAGAATATGGCATTTAAAATATACCTGGAATAATTTGTCCTGTTAGTGCATATGCACCTAATGCAGCTATGATGCCTATCATTGCGAGGCGGCCATTTGTTTCTTCAGCTACATGCCATCTATCGTTTTCGTGGTTATGATGGGTCATAATTCTTATCGGCGGTTCGTAGGGATAATTGTTTAATAGTTTTTCTAAGTCTTCAGGCTTCATGGTTTAAATTCTGGACCAACACCAGCCTGTACACACCTTCCTTTTTTCTTATCAAAATAAAAACCAGATGGACACTTAGTGCCAGTTTTTTTTTGAGTTTTTTTTGGTGCTCTTGGTGCTGGTGGTTCTCTTAGAGGTGTCGCTCTAGGAGGTTGCATATCATACATCATTAGAAGTTACCGTTAAATGCATCTTGAATTGCTTTGTTTCTTTTATCTACAGCTCTTATGTATTTAGATGTTGGAGATACGTTCTCCTTTCTTGTCATGTATTTTTTAATTTTTTTTAATACTTTTTTGTATGCCATGATTAAAATTTTAAATCTGATCTATCTAATTTAGCTATGACATCCTGTCTATATGCTGGATCTCTATCATAGCGTGGGTCACTCATAGCTTCTACAAGTTGTGCTTGGCTTCTAAATACATCTGAACTTTGCTTAGATGGTTTGCCTGTCAACATTCTACCTTCATATCCATTTTCATTTTGATATTTAGATAGTAAGCCATCTACTGCTAGTTGTATAGAACCAGGATCTCCAGTATTGACAAGATTATCAAATGACTTTATAGAATCATCTGATAAGTTTTGACTTGCCCAATTCATAAGAGTTCTATACTGCTGTTCACCACCAACTGAATTATAAATAGCATTTATATCAGATTGCTGTATAGCAGCATTCATACCCATATCTTTTGCTCGTCCAGCTAAATAAGCATCCACTGCTTCTTTTGCTATACCAGCTCCAGTCAATTGGTTATGCATTTCAGGTGTTATCTGACCATTATTTTTATAAAAATGTTCAGCAATACTGTAAGGATCTACACCTTTTTGTTGGAATAAACTACTAAGAGTTTCACCATAGTGTTCTTTTACAGACTCATAATTAACGTTACCGTCATCATGATACATCTGTGTTTCAGTAGGTTCTTCTACTTCTTGGGTTTCTTGCTCCCCTTCCCTTTCTTGTGATAAGGCATCTTTGTCTCCTAATTTTTTTTGTAGTTCTACGTATGCTCTTTCTAAATCTTCAGCATTTTTATATTTACCAGCAAGTAATTCACCTTGCTGTTCAGCCATTTGTTCCCCAACTTGCAGGGAGTCTTGCTCTTCAGCACTTAGACCTTCAGCTTCAGGGGTATCGTTTACTGTTAAAGTTTCTGCCATTTTATTCTTCTGGTGGTGGTGTTTCCATTTCAGGTTCTGCTTCAGCCATTCCTTCCATCATCGCAGGGTTCTTACTTGGGTCCATCATAGGTGTACCAAGAATCTGCCCAGCCTGTTTGGTCATTTCTTTAGCTTGCATCATCTGTTGTTGTTGCTGCATCTCTTGTTGTAACTTCTGTTGTGTCTTAACAAGATTTAATACGTCTATACCTTGTGCAGCTGCAAGACGTTTGATATATTCACTTGGCTCAATAAATTTCATTAGTGCTTCAGGTCCCATAGTTTGGGCTAACACTTGTACAAACTGAGTTAAGCTTTCTCTATCTTGTCCTCTACCTAATGCGTTAACACCAGCTACAATTTGTGGTCTAACTAAATCTTTAGGTATCTTAGGTATTTCGTTATTTCTTTGAAGTATGTGTAGAGTTCTGTTGAGATAGGGTATGAGGAACTCAATCGTTAACAAGCTGAAGAGTCCGCCAAGCTGTTTTTCTAATTCTAACTGTGTAAGACGTACCTCTTCTGCGGTAGTTCTTTCACTTTGTCTAATTTGTAAAACAAGAAATGCTTCGTTAATTCTTCTTTCTAAATTAGAAATCATTTCAGATGCCGTGCGGAAATCTGCCGTTTTACCGACTTGTACCACCTGGACATCTTCTGCTCTTCCTTGTACGATAGCTCCATTTCCAGCTTCTGCAAGGGTTTTTGGCTTTGTAGTTGAAGAGGGGCTGACTAGAAAAATTACCTTTGCAGCAGCCGAGCTGCCTTCCGTTAGTGCTTGAGATAAACCTTCTAAAGATTTAAAATCACCAAGAAATTCTTCTACTCTGCCACGTCCATAGTCCTCACCGTCAACGGTATTGAATCTAAGAACAAGCCAGGGGTTTGCATTTTTTGGTGCACTACTTCTGCTGCCAGCTATTATTTTATCAAACGCTTCTTGATGCCATACCCAACGTCCGTTTTCTAAACGAACATAGGTATATACTTCTACATCATCTTCATCAGACTTTGTCTCATCTATGCCTGAATTAGGCTCGACTATTGGTTCTTCTAAGTCTATGTCAAGAACCTGACGTGATATAAGTTCCTTTGTGACAATCTCTAGCACGTTCCCGTTTCCATCTCTATTAACTACGAAACGGTTAAGGGGATAGTGCTTTAGACCATCTTTGCCCATAAATATTAATGCATTTCCAGAAACAATTAAATGTTTTAATGCTTGGTTTACAACGACTCTATCAGTAGAAGCATTGATGTAATCCATAACCATCCTTTCCATTTTAGAAAAAGATAGGTCTAGTTCACTTCTGACTTCTGCTGGTAAATCTACACCAAGTTTATCATCTCTAATTTGTAACTTAAAAAATGTAGTTTGGGGTGGTAAGAGAGCTAGACCAAGTTTAGCACTAAGGTTAACAACGGCTTTAGCTCCAATGCTTTGCCAAGGTGTTATCAACCTTTTGTGATATGGTCCATCTAAATCATCTCTTATAAGATAAGGCAACGTTAACTCACTACAATCGACTGCGGTGTCAAGGAACTCGGTACGACCATGTGTCAATCGATCATATCTAGTACGTGCCAGCATCATGTTCCTGTATTAACTCCGCCAGCTGGGGTGCTATCTACACCTGTATTAACTGCTGATGCCGCTCCTAAAGCACCAAGACCTTTCTTAACTGTTTGCTTATCTCTTTTTTGTTTTGCGTTTTGTTGAATCTTAATCGACTCATCAACCTTCTTAGTTTTTTCATCATCTCCAGCAGCTGATGCAGCTGGTCCTGGACCCTGTACTGTAGGAGGTGGGGTCATTGTTCTTGCTGGTTGAGTCTGTCTGTTTCTATTTCCTCCTAGTATTCCTAGTGATGAGGCGGCTGTTGCTAAACCACCTATAGCACTAATTAATGGTATGACTGGTGCACACATTAGATTTCTTCCTCCATTATGGATTTTATGTAATCAATTACGCTGGCTTGTCCAGCTCTGTACATGATGGTCTGTACGTCTTCTTTAGGATGGATAGGTTTCCAACCAAAATTTTCCTCTAGCCTTGTTAGTAATTTATCTAATCGCTCGTTGTGTAACTTAAGCGTAGCTAGGGAGATTTCTGTTGTCATGTTCAAAAAATGCTGGCATTCTTGCAGCTTTAGTATCATTTAGCTGTGGAGCTTTGCCTTCATACATAAGGCGATCACTCGCATCCAGCCAAAATTTTTTGCTTAAATATTTATCTTTATGCTCCATAGATAATGGTTGCATAATCCAGTTTATTGTTGCCTTCCTAAGTTTATCTAAAGATGGACTAGGTGTTAGTCCTAATTCTAGTGATACTAAGGAGTTTGTTGCCACATGGACTTGTTCATCACGGCTGATGTCTGCTGCACAGGTCATCAAACCAGCGTCACCATTAAATCTAAAAAACGGTAATAAGACAAAAAATATAGACCGTTCTATAACAAGAGCTTTTAATATTGTATGATCAGGATGTTGCTGCCATGCATCTCGTAGGCGTAAAGCTTCAGCTTCAGCTTGGTCATTTACGCCGTGAGCGTTAGTGATATATCCAAGAGCAAGGTCATGCTTTATTTCATCCTTTACATTTGACTCTAAAAGTATTCTGGCAGAGTCGGGAATATTCTTATCAAGTGCTTCCGTAATGAAGGTACCAACAGGTAGCTCCATATTGCGTACTGCAAGACAACGGAAGATGGTTTCTTCTGCACCATTTTTAAATTTTCCTTTAGTGGTTTGGACTGGTGTCCAAGATCTTTTTCTATTTAATAATTTTTCGTAGGGGTTCATTGCTGACAATCACAAGCTATTTCATCGGGTTTGTTGCTCATTATGTCTTCCAAGTATGCGTCAACATCGGACTGATCTAGTGCAGCGTAGGCATCTGATTTATCCTGAACGTTCCCCATTACTTGTAATGCATAATAGAGGGACGTTTGTGGGCTTTTCAGCCACTCGTCTACAAATGCCTCATCGTAAGTCACCATATCACTCCAAGAATTGAAGCTATAGCCATGAAGCAAACCAGTTCTATGAAGCATAATCATTATCTGATCTGCTACCTTTTTATAATTCTCCCACCCGACCTCGGATGCGATCTCAACGTTGCCATATTCCACCCTTTCTACACCAAATTCGCCCGAATCTCTGTCTACTGTTCTAGCAATAGGAGGAGCTATTTCTGGTGTGCAAGTATAACCTTCTAAATCTCTACTTCTATATGAACATGATGCAGTTGGAGCTATGGCAAAAGCTCGCACCATGTTGTGTTGTCTTGCTGCGTTGCTTGCTTCCTCAAGACCTATGTATAACTCTCTCGCAGCAAATCCAGCTAGTGTATCAGTTATGTTGCCATTGTTAATAGCTTCTAAACCTTCACCAAACTCTTTGTAAGTTATATTATTGATTTTGAGGAAGTTGGCCAGACCGAGCATGCCGAGTCCGACTTGTCTATCGACATCTGGTGGAAGGTATTCTCCAGATTCTCCAACGCCTGTCCGACTATGGAGATCGCACAGAGATTGCATACCTTCACGGAAACTCTGCCGTAAGTCGCCGATACGACAGGCACCGAGATTGACGTGCTGTAACAAGCAAGTCCCTCGTGAGGGCAAGTAAACTTCAAGACAGACGTTGCTGTATATTCTTTGTCCTTGTTCATCGTGTTTTATTTTATTGAGCCAAATGTCTCCGCTTGCAATTCCTCTAAGTATTGCTTTCTTGACTTCAGGTTTTGAATTATACCAGTCTTGGGCTTCGAGATCGATGCATCTTTTAATCCAGGGAAGTTCATGCCTGGGAGCTTCGATAAAATCAAGAATATCGGGATGTGTAATATCAAGATGAATAACACACGCACCATTACGGTAGGTGCCACCCCTTCTAAGAATTTCATTTAATGTTGAGTAGATTTTTGCGAATGAGACAGGTCCACTTGCAACGAGCGTATCAGGTCCCTTATTTGTTGTTGTGCCTTTTGGTCGTAATTTCGACAGGTGGACTGCAACTCCCGCTCCAAAGCGAAGAGCATGCGACACAAATCTCCAGCTCTTTTCGATGCCATTTGGTCCCTCCATTGAGTCTTCTACTACGAAGATTGTACAACTTACTGGTAAACGAGAACCAGGGTTATCTATCCAGGATTGTACTCTCCCAGTTCTCGCAATTTTTTGCGGTTCTATATTCGATTTCATTTGATAAGTAGTGGATTGCTTTTGATAAATCTTCTATGTCATTGTCTTTGTAACCAGCTCGACATACATATTTAATTACGTTTCCGAGGTGGAATCCGAGTTCTTGTTGTCTAACAAAATCCCAAACATCAATAGGCCCTCTTCTGTAGTACGATGGTCCTTGGTCGTTGGTGGTTTTGGCCATTTCTTTATAAGGTTTTCTATACAATTAGATAAGACAAAGGCTTGTTCTTGTAATGCAATCATAACGGTTGCAATATCTTCTTTCCTTGTCTCTGGTTTAGCTAACATGATTTCAAGCTGGCGTAGCTTCAAGTCTTGCTCCAATGTTAACTTGGTAATTGGTGGCGGGGGTCCAAAGGATTGGTTCTTTTTTCTCATGATCGTAATCGTCAGTTGTAAGTATTCGTGCAAGTCTTGCATTTACTAATGCATCATTTTCAGTCATGCCTTTATCTTCAAAGGTTTCTACGACTGCTCGCCAGGTATATCCTTTCTCTTTGAAAATCTTTTCTGCACGTTTAATACCAATGCCTGGTACTCCACTGTATCCATCTGTGTTATCTCCAGAAAGTGTCTGTGTGAGATGCCACATTGCACCTTCTTCAGGTGTGATATCTATAGTTTCATTAAAGTCATACAGTTTGCCTGGTATTTGTCTCATATCCTTATCAGGTGAAACAATAATATTACCTTTCCACTTTGTAGCATAAATACCAAGACTGTCATCAGCCTCAAGTGTAGGTTTAACTATTACTTTATAATCTTTTTTAAGTTGATTTATAACTCTTTTGAATCCACAGGGTTTTTTTCTGTTGCGATGACCTTTATATTCAGGTAGAATTTTTTTCCTAAAATTATTAGGACTTGTAAAAAATAAAAGTATATCTTCTGCAAAAGGAAAATCTTTTTTTATCTTATCAAGTTCTCTCTGTACACATCTGTACGCCTCACTAAATAATGAGGTGACTAATATAACATCATCACCAAAATCAATTTCAGTCTCAGCAGCTGCACAGCATTTGTATACTATGTAGTCGCAGTCAATTAATAGTTTCATTCGGGTTTAAATAAGTTATTGCTTTTTTGAGTAAATTTGTATCTTCATTAAATTTACCTAGACCAGTGTTGCATTCGTTACACAACCACCCTCTAAATAATAATGAGTTATGACAATGATCTAAATATGTCTTACACACTTTGCCACATAAGTCACATTGCTCTGACTGTGGTGGTGCATTCTTACGTATCTCTCTACGATCTTTTGATATTTTACTGTCACAACTTTTACAAAAACTCTTATAATGTATTTTTTTTGGAGTTGTATTAGATATTTTAAAATCTGATAATAATTTAAAATCTTTACATATACTGCATTGTCTAGTGGACTTCGCTCCAGTTGTTTCCTGACTTTGCTTCTGCTGCAATTGGGCAGCGTAACTTGTAATACACTCCAGCGTCAACTGCTGAGTTTTCAAGTTGTTGTTTTACCTCTTCTGTATATTTTGGATTACATTCGTATTGCAATTCATCGTGTATGAACGCAAGTTGTTTAGTGTGA